CCATACTTGTATAAGAATACTTTACCTTCGTTCTCAGGATTAGCAGGATCCTTTACAACATAGATGTTACTAATGTAAGTTAACTTGCGTTTTTGCTTACGAGCAGCATCTTTACCTGCATCTGTTCCATTGTTCCATAGAGTAGTATTATACTCAGAAACTGGATCTTTCTGACCTAATGTAGTCAGAGAGTTTTCGATATACCAACCACCAGGACCTTGAAAGGCATGGGAGTATAGTTTTACGAATGGTAGGTCTTCACCATCTGGTGCAGGTAGGAAACGAATAACGGCATAACCATTACCTGATTTGTCACATTCTAATTTCCACAAACGGTCATCACCTGATGCACCGTTATTATTCATTTTTTCAACTTCTTTAACTAACTTTGCAGTTAAAGATCCTAGTTTTGATTGCTTTTTAAGATTAGCAAACGACATAGATTACCTCGGATTTAATTGGATTAGTTGGATGTTTAGATTATAGCAACAAACTTATTACATGTCAATAGACTTAAGTTTGTCGATAGTTTTGGCCATAGCATCAAATATTTGTGCCATATCAGTTCCTTGTGGGAAACCCATTAATTGAACTGATTTTTCCAAATTCTTTTTCATTTCTACAGCCGTTGGATCATCAGATAAACTCATTCGCGTATACATAATCTTTTGTTTTTCTAACAAAACTTCAAGAGCATCAATATGTTCTGCTCTCTCATCTGGATCCATACTCCCTAATTGCATTGCATTAGTGTAAACTTCTCGTTGAAGTTCATTAATCTCTTCAAGTTCTTCTTGAATGATTTCAGAATCAAAAAATTTACTCATTGATAATATCTCTCAGTATTTTTTTAAAGGGGAATACATTAATATTTAGGAAAGGATTATATTTTTTTATCTTTAAACTGACGGATTCCCACACTGGGTCAGTAAGTTTTTTATCAAATTTACTTACGAAAGAAAAGACTTTTTCCAGTATCGTAAGCGTTTCTAACGAAATCTCTCCACCCAGATATTTTTTTAGTATTGGGGGATGTCCCTTCGAGCAATCGAATACTTCGTTCAAGTTTTTGTCCAACAGCAATTCGTTGCTTTGTTCTTTGAATAAGTACGTCAAACTCTGATTTCTTTTCATCCATTGTGAATAATTTCGTTCTCCTGAGTTGATAATTTCTCCAATCCATAAGTTTTGTGGATTGTCGGTAGTTGCAAAATTTGCTAAAAGAAAATCTACGATTTCTTGGTCTGAATACTTTCTAGAAGTTTTTTCAAACCAGTACTTATCTTTTCTTTTATTAAAGGATGTTATAGTGGCTCTTGATTTACCACCATACTTAAAAAAGTCAAATTTAGGATTAGTAAAATGACTTTTCATTGATAAGTATGTTCTATAAGTCTCAAATGGGGTCACTTTCATCAATCTCTTCCACATTATCTAATTCTGTTATAGAGTCAACAGGGACTTCATGACCATTAATACTATACCAATGTTGGTCTACACCTATACTATCTGGACGAACTCCAAGATATTTAAGTTCTGGGAAATTATGTTCTCGCATCATTGCCTGAAGACGATAATGCATTAATTCCGACTGAGTTGGCATTAGATTGGTAACTTTGCTCTTGATGTTTTCTTCATAAAATTAAGATTAATAGCATCATACTTCAATCTTTCCTTCAATGGTTTTGAAATTAATTTAGAAACAGATTCTACCTCAATTTCGTTAGTTTCACAATACTGGCAGATAGCATCAATATAATTTAGGTTTTGTTCTGCAACAATAGATTCTATCTCCATAGCAAATTTTTGAGGTGTTAAGAATTTCTTTTCTATTGCTTGTTGCAATTCTTTATTCGGTTCCATAGAGTTCCAATTTATCGTTAACAAATTTTGTAATATATTGTTGGAGCAATCTGATGTACTTTGCTTTGTCATATTCTTCATAGACTTTACATTCTCCATTTTCACAGGCCATAATGATTACAAGTTTTTTTATCGGGATATCCCTCATTTCGTACAACATACATCCGTATGCCATACACTGGACAAAATAGTGTTCAATCCAGTCTCTTGGTTTAGGTTTTTTAGATGTCTTAAAATCTATTATTGCCAGTTCACCATTATATTCTGCAATACAATCTACGGTTCCTGCAACACCTAACTGTTTACTATAGAGAGGTCCTTCCAGGGCATATATATTATTTATCTTATTAAGTTCAGTTTTTGCTATCTTAAATAAGAAATCAGAAATAGGTTGAACTGTAGGAAGATTTTCATTTTTTAAGTAATGCTCTGTAAGAGTGTGCATATCAGTTCCACGACTTGTTGCCGCTTTAGTGATACGATCTGCCTCTTTATTACCAACTTTTTTACGCCAATTGATAAAAATCTCTTTATTAAAGTGACTAGTTACCGAAGTAATAGACACCATTTTAACAAGTTCATCTTCATCAGGGATTTTATAATAACGAACACCATCTATATGTTCTCTTTCTAAAGGAGAAAGATTCAAATCAACATGATCAAACATTAAAGTCCCATTTCAATTTTGGCAGTAAGATATTCTTTGACTAATCCAGAACGAACTATATCATCGATACCAAACTCTATTATATCAAAAGATGGCATTTTACGCAAGATGTTCATAAAATCTACAATACCATTACGATCATTAGTTTTAATCAGATCTGACTGACTGGCATCTCCACAGAAACAGATTTTACTATTTTCACCAATACGAGTAATAATAGAATCTAACTCATGGAAGTTTAAGTTCTGAAACTCATCAACAATAATAATAGAATTATCTAATGTTGTTCCACGAAGGAATGATGTACTCCAAAACTTAATAGTATCCTGTGCCTTTAAGTTGCCATATAACATCTCAAAGTCTGCATCAGAAGGCATCTGAAACATATATTTGACCATATGCTTATATGGTACCTGATAAATGTCAGATTTATCTTCATGATCACCAGGTAAGAAACCAATTTCACGAGTGGCAACGAGAGACCTAACAATGTAGATTTTCTCATAAGGAGTATTCTCATTCAGAACATCCTTTAATGCATTATAAAGTGTAATAAAGGTTTTACCTGTTCCTGCACAACCATATCCAACTATCTGCTTACCTTTTTTATATGAAGCAAATAATTTTTTCTGATTTTCTGTAATTGGTTCAATATCAACCAAATATGCAGAATTTAAGGGTTTTTTCTTTTTCATCTGCTTGGATGTTAAACCAACTCCAATAGGTTGGTCTGCAGATGCTCTTTTTCTTCTTGGCATGTTATTCAGTCCATTTCAAGGGCAGATTGAGTTGAAGATTCATAAGATCCTTTATTAGCCAATCTTCCAGAAATACCTCCAGATTTTTGAGCATTCTTAAGAACTTCACCCCATCCAGGATTTTTATTGACCAATTTATCTCTCCATTCTCCAACTTCTCCAACACCAGGACATGTGCTTGGATCTGAGAAATCTCTTTGCCAATCTGGATTATCCTCTTTCCATTGATCCCAAGCATGAACACTCATCACAACTTCTTTAGTTTCACCAGTTTCTTTATTTTTAACAGGATATGTTGCCATAATTATAAATTTGTGTAAAGTTATTTATTATAAAAAATTAAAATTAATATTAAATCTTGCCTTTTTATTAGTGGTTGTAGTTGATATATGAGGTCTAGATGAATCAAAAAATACAATTCTATTATCTACACTATCAAATACTTTACCACTTTCTACAAATTTTGTATACCCATCACAAGTATTTAAAGAAAATAATGCACCCCTAATAGGCATATCACAATCTTTATGTGCTGGATGTTCTCTAATAGTATCTGTATGTGGATAACAATTAACTTTTATTCTAATTAAAGATGTAAAAATATTTAATTTTACAAATTTTGGAATAAAGATGTCCATTATAGGCATTGCAAAATTAGACATCGGAAGATTATTCGCATATGCAATATGTGCGAAATAACTATTATAATCCTCACTATCAGAATTATAATTTACATTTGATACAAAACTATATGGAAAATTCTCTGTAAATATATTTTTTTTTAACTCTTTTAATTCTTTTTCAGAAAGAAAAGAATCTATCATATTTTCATCTAAATTCATTAAATCCATTCTAATGCCTCCGATACTGATGGGAATTGTTCTGTAAATACATCTCTACATGCCTCTGCTATCTCCATATGCTCTTTCTGAGTACCATGTGCACTTCTTAGATTAATATAGTGTATCCAAGAACGGCAAGAACCAGTCATATAGATTCTAGTAGGAGTAGCAAGTGGTAATACCATTCTAGCACACTCTTTTGCAACACCTGCTTCTAACATCTGACTATAAAGATTTGTAGATGCAGTAAATAGGGTCTCAATCTGACGATTTAATGTTTCTACAACTTTAGGGTCTAAATCATCAATGGAATTTTGACGATTCTTTTCATCTTGTCTGCGAAGTTCTGGTAAATCAATTTTT